ATGTAGTATTTCGTGTATCAATGTATTGGCAATTTCTGAATCGACCATATCCTCATCATAGTCAATTTCGTGTTGTTTGCTGAAAAACTCACCAAAGATTTCACGTTTTTCGGCATCTCTACCCCTGACTGCATTAACTTTGGCTTTGATGAGGATATGGTCGATTCAGAAATTGCCAATACATTGATACACGAAATACTACATGGAATCACTCATGTATTTGGTGTTAAGTTCCGAGACTCTGAACAGGAAGAAGATGTTGTAAATTCTTTCGGTGGAGGTTTAGCAACACTCTTTCAGGACAATAAAGAATTATTAGTATGGCTACTTGAAACATTCCACCCTGAAGATGAATAGATGAAACTCGAAGATATAGAAAACGAATGGGCACAAGATTGTAAAATAGATCGTTCAGATTTGACAGAAGAATCTCTAAAGATTCCAGAGCTACATAATAAGTATTATAAAATATACATCAAAGAAAAGGTACAAAATAAAAAACTCGAAACCGATCTTGATACCTTAATCAAATCAAAGAGAGAATATTATAACGGAGAATTATCTGAAGAAGAATTAAAAGAATATGGTTGGGAACAATTCGATCTAACTGTACTCAAAAAGGACATTGACTATTATATCAATGCCGATCCCGATATAATCAAATCAAAATTAAGCTTGGCGCTACAATCAGAAAAGGTGCAATTTCTATATAGCATTCTACATTCACTAAATAGCCGATCTTTTAATATCAAGAATGCTATTGAGTTTTTGAAGTTTACTAATGGAGTAATGTAATGAAAAATGAGAATGATGTATTTGGACCAGATGCTTGCTTACATTGTGGTCGAGTGATTGGATACAATTCAAAATTAAAATTGTACTGCTCTTTGGGGTGTGAAGCTGCTGCAAAAGAAGGCAAAGAACTTCCACAATATGAAATAGAAGCCAATTATGAGAAATCACTAAAGGCTTTCTATGATAGACAGCGAAAACTTATGAAAAGGTACTCCAAAAAATAGCAGATAAATACAGGTGAGGACACCTGTAGATGGAAACTTTATATGTAAGAAAACAAAATGAGGTCTACTTAGAAGTATTTACCGAATCTGGTATAGAGCTAGAGCTGTCGGAATATTTCAGTTTCTTTGTCCCTGGATACAAATTCATGCCACAATATAAGTCTAGGATGTGGGATGGAAAAATCAGATTATATAACCGCTACAAGAAAACATTATATATCGGTTTATTATATCGACTAATACAATTCTGCAAAGAAAGAAATTATGAATATCAATTGGAAGATGGAGTATTAGCTGCATTCAAAGGTGATCCAATTGAACAATTTGATAAATTTGAAAAAACATTAAAACTACCATTCACACTTAGAGAATATCAGAAAGAAGCAATACAATATGCATCGAAAAGAAAGAGGACTCTATTACTTTCACCAACATCATCAGGTAAATCTGCAATCATATATTCATTAATTAGAAAGATTAATAAGAAAACTCTATTGATTGTACCTACGGTAAGTTTAGTTTCTCAAATGCAATCAGATTTTGAATCATATTCAAAAAATGATCCAAGCTTTGATGCCGAAGATGATGTGCATTGTATATATCAAGGTCAATCCAAAACAACGGATAAGCAAGTTGTAATTTCAACATGGCAATCAATTTACAAAATGCCACTAAAATATTTTTCTCAATATGAAGTTGTTATCGGCGATGAATGTCATCAGTATAAAGCAAAGTCATTGACTGGCATATTAGAGAAAACTATTAATGCTGAGTATAAAATTGGCACAACAGGAACACTTGATGGAACGCTAACACATAAATTGGTTCTGGAAGGACTATTCGGTAAAGTATATCAAGTAACAACAACAAATAAATTGATGCAAGATAAACACGTTGCGGATTTGAAAATTAATTGTGTAATACTTCAGTATGAAGAAGCAATCCGAAAGTCTTGTAAGAAAATGAAATACCAGGAAGAAATTAAGTTTCTTGTTGGTTGCGAAGAAAGAAATAATTTTATTTGTAAACTATCATGTAAGATGAAAGGCAATACTCTTGTATTATTTCAATATGTGGATAAGCATGGTAAAGTTTTACACAAAATGATTGAAGATAGGGTACGTGCCAAATCCCAAACCAGAAAAGTATTCTTTGTAGCCGGTGAGACCGATAAGGATACAAGAGAAGAAGTTAGGAAAATTACCGAAGGCGAAAAAGATGCTATCATTATTGCTTCTGTTGGTGTATTCAGCACAGGTGTAAATATACAAAATTTAGAAAATATAATCTTTACAGCTCCATCGAAATCTAAAATTCGTACACTCCAAAGTATAGGAAGAGGATTAAGAATTGGACGAACAGGCAAAGCAATACTATATGATATATGTGATGATCTATCCATAGGTGCCCACAAAAACTTTTCGTACAAACATTTTCTGGAAAGGGTAAAATTTTATATAGCAGAAAAATTTGAATATAAGATATTTAATATTGATTTGTAATAAATACCATTAGAGAGTTTATTTCTGAGGGGTATTTAATGCAAGCACTAAAAGTAATTAAATTATTAAATGGTGATGAATTAATTGGACTAGTCGATACAGAAAAATCAAATGAAGAAGTGTTGTATATATCTGGAATATACAGAGTAAAAACCAACTATATTGAAGAAGAAGGTACACATGAAATGTATTTGATTGATTGGTTTCCAGCAGGAAAAAGTAATACTCTTCCATTGAATCCAAATGATGTACTGACATTAGATGAACCAATTCCAGCATTAGAGAACAATTATTACAATCTATTTTTAAAACAAGTAACGAAATTTGAAATGGAATTCGTAAAAGATGAAAAAGACTTGGAAAGAGTTAAAGCCAAGCAACAATTAATAGATCATGATTTTTCAGAGGATCCTGAGCAATAAATAGATTCAGTACCTTAGAAAAACGCTTTTTATTGTGTAATGATTTCAATAAGTTACGAGAACAAAAAAATTCTATCCGTAGTGATCTATATCACAGTATAGGTCTAAAAAATTGCGCCGGATGGACGCCATATTTTGGAGTTAAAAATGAAAGCTATACTTGAATTATTTAAGAAAATATTCGCATTTTTTAGTATTGGGATTAATAGAGGTGAAGATATTCCACCTGCTGTTGAACAACCTATTCCAAGTACAATAGAAGATTTATCAGAAGAAATTACATTTGATGATGAATGGGAAGAAAATGAAGAAGATGACGACATAGAAGAACCAGAAGAACCTGAAACCAATTATAAAGAAGCCAAGGTTAAATCAATCCTATGGAAACCTGAATCTGATAATGATGGAAATCCAGTTGTGCTTGTGTCTTGTGATAATGTTCATTCAGAAGATCTAAAAATTGAAATTAGAAATAAGAATGGAAACAAAATGCGTGTTGGTATTCAAAATACCGGCAGAGCTAACCAAGAAGCGCATTGTAAATTTGGTAGAGTACATTTTAGATTGGATAGATCTGCGGAAAGATTTAAAAAAGCATCCCCAATTGAAATTCGAGTGATTGTGGAAAAAACCGGAAAAAAATCCGGAAAAAATAAAAGTAAGATTATCAAGAGGATAAAAGTCAGATCCGTTGAATCACGCAAATATATATTGTGTAAATAGTCAAAAATCGTAATTCTTGGGAATTGAAAAATTATACATAGAGGGTAGCGAGGGCGGGTATTAAGGTCCTAGGTAGGTGGTGGTCCTAGGTTCCTAGGTACCAGGTTCCTTGGTTCCTAGGTACCAATCCTATAGGTACCAAAAGGCAGCCATTCCTTTTTTCCAATAAATCAAAATCAAAGATTTTGATATGACTTCTAACGAAGTCATTTTCTTTGTTTAATTTCCTTGCATAATACTTTTACTATGTTATAGTATAACTATAGCAAAATTAAACGGAAGTTAATATGGAAAAGAAAGCTAAAAAGAAAAGAACTCGAACCAAAGGTAAAAGTCATTATATCAATAATAAAGATTTTTATAAAGCAATATGCGAACACTTAGATAAAGTTAACGCAGCAAGAGAAAATGATGAACCGCCACCACAAGTATCAGAATACATCGGTCTTTGTATTTTGCAAATTGCAAATAAATTAGCTAATAGATCTAACTTTGCCAATTACCCATTTCGAGAAGAATTGATTTCAGATGCCATAGTTAATTGTTTACTTTACATTGATAGATTTAACCCAGAATATAAAAACCCATTTGCATATTATACTCAAGTGGCGTGGAATGCTTTTATACAACGTATAGAAAAAGAGCATACGAATTTATATACGAAGTACAAACAAATTGAAGATAAATTATTATATGATATACATGATGAGGATAAAATACATATTACTAAATATGGCACTGATTACTCAGATGAGATGATGAGGGAATTTATGGATAAATTTGAAACAAAAAAAGCTGCAAAGAAAAGAAAGATTAGTAAAAAGAAAGCAAGTAAGGAAACAAAACTGGAAGTTTAGTGATGTTTTATAATATTAGATATAAACTAGGATTAGTTCGTTACAATAAAATCAAGATGCGTCATATGTCATATCATTATGCCGATCTTGATTATAGAATGTTCCATGCTATATTTCAATGTTTATGTGATTACATTGAGATTGAATTAGCTCATATGGCAACAATTTGTAGTGATGATTATGAACTAACAAAGATTGAGAAAATTAAAGATCTTCTTGGTTTCACAATACGGTCGGAACGTAGAGGTGTATTATACTTAATTGATTATGGATTGCACACACCATTCCATACAAATGAATTCATATCACAATTTGATGCTAACCAAAAAAGAAAATTGAGACAATTGAATCTCAATATATACAAATCTTATATAGTATTACTGAATAATTATATTTGGTACAAAACTGTATATCTTGATCATGAACATGATTTCCATGAACTTGATCCAGATGTGCAAGACAAAGAGATAACCAATAGATTATCACAATTGGTTAAATTGCGTGGTTATATGTGGACATAGGATGAGCAATAAGTCATTTTTTGACATAGCAGATGCAATAATTAAGGATGTGGTAGCACAAGAAGAGGTTAACCCAACCTGTCGTGAACGACTTGGTGTGCTTGAGAATACCGCCGCATTAATATATGACCAAGTGAGTAAGAGAACTCCATCCAATAAGATTGTTGAGATGGTAGTATTTTCACTTACTACAAAGTTTATATCAGCCAACAAAAAGAACGAGATGTGTGAATTAATAGATAAATATCGTTCAAGACGTTCAGGCTTAGAAAATTGCACCAAGCAGATTCTAACAATAATTGAATCTGAATGCAAGGATAAAACTATATGAAGATTGCTATAATTACGGATACACACGTTGGAGCAAGGAATGATTCTGATGTGTTCAACGAGTATTTTATAACATTTTTTGAACAGATATTTTTCCCATATCTCGAAGAAAATAATATAGATACTATACTGCATTTGGGTGATGTTTTTGATAGACGAAAATATGCCAACTATAGAACTATTGATCTGTGGAACAACAGAATATTTGAACGTTTAAATGATTACAATGTGCATATAACTCTTGGTAACCATGATGTGTATTATAAGAACACTAATAGGGTTAATAGTGTTGATCAAATTTTAAAGCCGTATAATTTCAATGTATATAGAGGACCACAAACGGTTGAGTTTGATGGTTTACCAATTCTATTATTGCCGTGGATAAATTCTGAGAATAATGAAGAATCATTAAAGGCTATACAAGAAACTAATGCTGAGATTTGTGCCGGCCATTTAGAGATTCTTGGGTTCGAAATGTTTTCGGGTAACATTAATTACTATGACGGACTCGATAAGAATATATTTGGCAAATTTGATACTGTAATGTCCGGACACTTCCATCATAAATCAGAATCATCTGGTATTCATTATTTTGGTTCACCATACCATATCACATGGAATGATTGGGGAGACTCAAGAGGATTTCATACATTCGACACCGAGACTAGAGAAATTGAATTCATTGAAAATCCATATCAGATATTCCATAAGATATATTATGATGATAGTAAAGAGACTTATGAAAGTTTGATGTCATATGATTTTAATTCTATACAAAAGATGTTTGTTCGTATCATTGTACAGGAAAGAACAAATGCATATTGGTTCGAACAATTTATTGAGGAGATCAATAATCACAACCCAAGTGATGTTTCGGTTGTGGAAAGTTTTCTTGATAGTGAAGATTCGGATGAGGAATTAGATGAGACAAAGGATACATTAACTCTATTGACTGAGTATGTTGGTAGTTTAGATATTAAGAATAATAAAGATGAGTTGATTAACCTTCTTAGAGAGTTATATTCAGAAGCTATGAGTATTGATAAAACAAACGGCTAAGTATGATAAAATTTAATGTTATTCGATGGAAAAATTTCTTATCTTATGGTAACAACTTTACCGAGATAGTGCTTGATAGAGATCACACAACAATATTAGTTGGTGATTCTGGTGCAGGCAAATCAACATTACTTGATGCCATATCTTTTGCATTATTCAATAAACCATTTAGAGATGTATCAAAGAAAAAATTGGTCAATTCGATTAATGGTAAACAATGTGTTGTTGAAATTGAATTTACAATTGGCAAAACAGAGTATAAGATTAATCGTGGTATATCACCAAATTGTTTTGAGATTTATAAAAATGGTCAGTTAATAAATCAGGAAGCTAGTTCGAAGGACTATCAGTTGCATCTTGAGAAAGATATATTGGGATTTAATATCAAATCATTTAAGCAAATTGTTGTTCTTGGGGCATCTGGCTTTACACCATTTATGGAATTAAAACCACAGGATCGACGAGTGATAATTGAGGAGTTACTTGATATTCAAGTATTCTCAACAATGAATATTTTATTAAAGCAAAAAATGAATTTGGCTAAGACTGAATTTGATTCCGTTAATTATAATATTGATTTGATTAAAGAGAAAATTAAGTTGCATGAAAAGTATCTTGAGGATGTCAAACAAGATAAGCAAGACACTATTCAATTGAATCGAGATAAAATTGAAAAAGAGCAAAATCAGATACAGAGAATTCAGGATGAGATTGCTAAACTTGAAGATGATATAAATGATAAGAAGCAAAAGCTTGTCGATAAAGAGACTATCGAGGATGCATTACACGCATCAAAGATAGAGAAACGAAAGATATCAAATCTTGTTGCTGATATTAATGAGCGCATGGAATTCATAGTTGCAAATGAGGAATGTCCAACTTGCTATCGTGAGATTACAGATGATTTCAAAGAAACGTTCTTGACTGATCGAAAGGAAAAAGTTGAAGAACATGAATCTAATATTGATACTATTAATAAAGCTTTGCTTGCCCTTAATAAACAAATGGATACAATTGAAGAAATTGAATCTGATATAGCCAAT